GAAGTATGGACAACTAGCTATGGCTCTAAAAAAGGTATAGTTAGAGTTGATTCTGTAACAAGTTCAACTGTTATTGTCGTTAATACATTGTGGACAAGTACTGGTAGTGACATCGCATTAGTTGATAATGATATTTTTGAAATTATCGGTAATGCACAGGGTGAAGGAACAACATCGCCTGACGCATGGGCTGATGAACTTAGTGTCGTTTGGAATTCTTGTCAGATTTTCAAAACACCACTACAGATCACTGGAACATTACTTGCTGCATCATTGCGTGGCGAATCTTCTGAACTTGCACGTTTACGTGCTCAGAAGGCTCAAGAGCATAAGATGCAAAAAGAAAAGGCATTCTTATTTGGACATAGAGTTGGTGGAACAGGTCTTGAACTTCAAGGCGGTGACTCCAGTTCTGAATCATTTGCTGATGGCGGAGTAGCCGATGCAGATGGTAATCTTGTAAGAACATGCTACGGCATCTTAAAAGCTATAGAAGACTATGGCGATTCGAGTGGTGATGATCAGAGTATCTTTGCCATAACTGAAGCAAGTTACTCGTATGGAGACTTTGTTGATGATATGGAAAAAGTATTCCAGTACGTACCAGAGTCTGGCGTTAAGCGAGCTTTCTGTGGTTCTGGAGCACTTAGTTACTGGTCTAAAATGGCTGGTAGCAGCGGTATGGCTGGTAATTCTGGCTGGACTGTTGATCTGGGTGATATGAAACGTGATTCACTTGGTTTTAATTATAAGATTCTTGAGACACCTCATGGAGTTTTACAATTAATTCCAACCCCCGCATTGCGTGGTACTGCTTACGGTAAGAAAATGCTTGTCGTAAGTGATGAGAACTTGTTTCATGCTCAATATCGTTCACCAATGTATCAGACTAATATTAAGACTGACAATGCGTTTGACGCAGTAAAGGATCAGTATTTTTCTGATGAAGGTGTTGGTATACAGTTGATCGAAAGTCACAAACTGTTTTCGATTAGTTAAGGGGGTCAATTATGGCTAGACCTTACCTAGGCGGTTCAAGCGCAGGTATAAAAGCAGTTAGTTCTGATGCAACGCTAGTTCCTGCTGATACTGGAAAAACTATACTTATGGCTGCAAATGGAATTGATATAACTCTTCCATCTGCTGCAAAAGGTATGGAGTTTACCATTATTCAGTCAGCTGATTATGATACAGCAGTATGCACTGTTGTTCAGGCTGCCGCTACTGAGGATTTTTATGGAGCCGTATATGGCTCTACTCAGGGCGAAA